TTGGTGGTAATGTTTTATCCCAATCTTTACCCATAAAATGTAATCCGTAGCTAGGGTCGGTGGCTAATAGGTCAATACTATTATCTTTTAATTCTTTTAATTTTTCAATACTATCTCCAAGTATTAATTGTTGTTCTATCATATTATTTTTTTTCTAATTTCCATTTATAACCACCCCTACTCTCAAACTTGGTTCTATTATATGTTCTCATAATATCACCATCATCTATACCAGTTGCTTTGGATGCTTCCATTCTATTTTTATAACGAGCAATTAAATTATCGTTGAGGTCATACTGGCATACTAACCACTCTTCCAACTCTTCACCTAATAATCTTTTCTTTGAGAACTCGGCATACTTTTCGTTTAACTCAAACCCTATGTATTGTCTATCATTACAACCCAATCCAGTTGTTCCTATTCCACTAAAGACATCAAGAACAACGTCACCTTCATCTGTTAGTAAATTGATAAAGTATGTGGGTAAATCTTTGTGATATGGTGCCGGATGTCTAATGGTATTATCTCTGGCTAGTCCTGCTGTTGGGAATCTAAATACATTATCAGGTCTAACTAAATCAGGTAATGTTCTTTTTGTATTAGGTAATTCATAACCTTCTTTTGTTTTATTAGTTGAACCTGTCAAATAATTTATTGTCTTTTTATTTGTTCTTTCACCATCAATAATATCCCCGTGTGTTTTAATAGTCCAATTATATTTTCTTCGTTCTTTATTACTTTCAGCAGGTTCTCTTAATGCTCTATCCATATAAAACTTTAACTCCTTTTGGTTCTTAACAAAATGGAATATAAACTCTGTGTTGTTTCTAAATCGTTTCTTACTACCATTTGGTATTCCATTCATCTTATGCCAGATATAAGTGTCGTAGAACTTTAATTTGGATTCCTTTTGACTACGATAAATTAGTTCATACACAAATGGGTTTCTTAACCCCTTATCACAATTATCATTTATGTTTAATATGAAACTACCACTAGGTTTAAGAACTCTGTATATCTCGTTGAATATAGGTAATAACCAATCACAATATTCATTAGGTTTTTTAATTGATATATCCTTACCGTAATTCACAATATCCGCATAAGGTGGTGATGTGATTACCAAATCAACAGAGTTGTCTGGTAGGTCTTTAATCAACTCAAAACAATCACCAATCCTAATATCAATTATCTTATCTTCCTTGTCCAACGTATTTACTTGTTTGTGGTGTTCTTTTATTCACCTTCTTTGTATGAACTCCTTTTTTCTTTTTACCGAAAGATGTTCTACCGGTCTTTAATGTTTTAGTTTTCGCCATTTGTATATTGTTCCCATTTCAAGTTTAGGAATTGTTTAACTTCTTTCAAGGTTATTCGTAATGAATACTTTGGTATTTGAGTTATTTTATGTAATCGTTCCAATCTTTTATGTTCGATATAAAGATGAAATATACCATAGTTATACCAGAACTCCTTGTTGTTATTTAACTCTTCTTGTAGGGTCTCTTTGACCCATTCAATCGAAGCCATTTCTTTATAAACATTATCAACCAATTCATAGTTCTCCGGTATTGTATCAAAACTATATTTTCTATAGGTCTTATGAAACTTTGAGTTATTGGAGTAATACTGGTTTTTTAATGTTCTAATAAAAAAAAATACCTTATCCTTATCAGATAAAGTATTATAGATTTTATTGGTAGTTAGTTGAATAATAATGTCGTGCAATAAGTCATAAGTTTTCTCATCATTATTACAAATCTTGATTGCGATATTCTTAAACTTATCATATTGTTCCTGATTCATTTACATATTTTTTCCAAGTACCACGTCTAATTACAGAATAAATGTAACTCATAGGTACTTGATATTTTTTCATTACATCCCATACTGTCCATTCCTTACTCTCCATTTTTGTAATGATTGTTTTTTTATCCTCGTTGTCAAACTTGTATTTGTTGGTTCTCGGTTGTGGGCCTTTGTTCTTTGAGTTTTCTTTACAAGAAACACATCTTAGGTTTTCAATCTTATTATTTGTTGCGTCTCTATCAATATGGTCTATTGTCATATCACAAGGCTTATCATTAAACGCTTCCCATATAAGTCGAGCAACCTTCTTGGTATATTTCTTACCCATATAGGTTATACCAATAACTTTATATCCCTTGATAAAATCTAATGGATATACCTTTCTATTAATTTTACGTATAATGTGTCTAACGTTCCCTAAATTGCTTGCTTCATAATTTGGAAAAGAACCTATTATTCTCCACTCTTCCATTATCTACAATCCCCCAACATCTCTTCGTAAGCCATTTGCTCGTAACTAATTCTGTCCAATTCCTCAATCTCACCATAAGTTAAACCACAACGAGATAGTTTGTTGTTCCAGTTGTAATCTAATATTCTGTTAATTGAATCGTCTTTTGATAGGATATTCTCAATATCCCAATCTTGTTTCTCAAGGGTGTCCCCGCTAATACTTAGTGCTCTCATAATATTTTAATTTATATCTATAAATATAATCAAATATAACAAAGTAGTCAAGTATAACAAAAAATATTTTTAACCCATAATACTCATCATTTCCCCATCGGGTGATGACTTCTCAACTCTTGTGATTTTGAGTTTCTCTAATGTATCAATTAATATATCAACTCTCAACTGATATTCTTCTTCAGTCATAATGTGAAAAGTTTCTTTACTAATCTCAAGTACCATCTCACAGGTATTGATAAAAATGTATAGGAATGCTTGGGGGTGATTGGATTTAATCTTGGTATGAGCTTGTCTAAAGAAATAATCAAACTCTTCTTGGTTGGTGAGCATTTGGTTTAACTCTAACCTTATTGTGTCTATTGGGAAATTATAAGTTGGATTGTCGTTGATGACATCTTCTAATAAATTGTATAACGTGCCTTTTTGTTCCATAGTAAAAAAAAAAGAGGGGGGACTGATGAATACAAAAAAAAGAAATAATGAGAGCACATTAGAACCAGATTTTCCCCCCTCTAATATTATATTAGATTAAAATCACTAACTTCGTTCTTTTTACTTAAATTATATTGTAATTTATTACCGATAATTGAATCATCAATAATGGCAGTAGTTTCAACAATCAAAGGTTCATTAATACCATCAACTTCAATATTATAATAGTATATTGGTTTTTCAGTATTGTTGTATGTATGTTGAATCTTAATCAACTTAACACTTGTAATTGTATTTTCTACAGCTTCACTCATATAATATAAATATATTATTTATCTCAATTATCTAAAGTAATTGAAAATAATTTAATCCTTGATAAAACCTTTAATTATCTCAGGTTCATTATTCGTTGGAGTGGGGTTTATAACTTGCTCTATACTCCATTTATTATATTCAAGATATAACTGGTTTATATTACTCCTTTGTAATGCTCCCATCTTACTTTCATTACCACTACTCCAACTTACATCTGTAAATAATACGTGGAACTTTTCCGGAATGTAACTTAAATCTCTCATACTAATCTTTCATTTATTAATTCATAATATGATTGGTCTTTTTCAATCATAATATATTCTCGTTTATGTCTTTTGGCTACTAATCCAACCGTTCCTGTTCCTGCGAAACAATCTAATACTACATCGTTTTCTTTGGTTGATAATAACATACAGGTTTCAACTAAGGCAGTTGGAAAGCCTGAATGTCCATATGATGATTTGGTTTCTTTTCTACCAAAATCATTTTTGGATACTTTATCACCCTGATTAAATGGTATTTCCCATACATTACCTACATTCTTTGTCTTAAATATAGTTGGGTTTTGGTTGTATGCATCTTCCTTATTTAATTCCACTCCAGCTGATGTATGTCTTAACATAAAGACATATTCAACCTGATTGGTTAGTTGTCTATTGGAATTACAAGGTTGTTGATTAAATCTATACCATATCACAGTATCGTGTAGTTTATACATTAATTCTTCTGTGGCTATGTTTAATATCTCAAATGCTCTGGTAGTCACCTCACTATCGTTTATAACATTTAACCATAATGTCCCTGTTGGTTTTAATACTCTTTTACATTCAACCAACCACTTTTTAGTCCATCTAATGTATTGTGCATATGAATTAAAATATGCTTCATAGGCGAATCCTTTCCAATAAGGTGGTGATGTAATAATACAATCAACACTTTCATCTTCAAGTTTCATCATTTCTTCAATACAATCTCCTTTTATTATCATAACTTATTTAATACTTGTTTAACTGCTTCATCTCTGGTCATACCTTCTTTAACTAATTCTTTAACCTTATCTAATTCTTCATAAGTTAAAGTTGTTCTTGGTGCCGGTGAATTAGTAGTTTTATTCTGTCTCTCGTTGAATAATTCTTTCAATCTTTTGTTCCTTGCAACCTCTGTTCCTGATAATATCTTTCTCATAATTTATTCAGGAACATCAAAAGATTTCGTAATTGAATTAAAATCTAAAGTGATTTTTTCTTCTCCGTTGAATAACTCTAATGTAGGTTTTTCATTTAATAACTCAGCTACTAAGTTTCTTAATTCTTGTCTTGTGATAGTGATACTTTTCATAATTTCTTCTTTTTATTTGTGTCCTACAAAGATAGAAATAATATTTTAATTAAACAAATATATTTATAATAAAAAAAAATCTAGTCTAGTAGAGGTTTAACATAGTGGGAACTTAATTAAACTTAAATAATTTTACTTATTTTTTCTCTACTAGACTAGATTTAATATCTTATTGCTAGTTATTCTAATACTTTAATTCCCTGAAGGGAATGGATAAGTGATAAGTTCCCCCTAGTCCCCCATTTGATAATATGGTTATATTGACTAGGTTTCTTATCACTTTATAACCTGAATGGTTATGGTTGTCTGTTATAAGTTCCCTGAATTAAGACAAGTGAGCAAGAGTATCTCAACCCTTACAATTATAAATATATAAAAAATTATCAAAAAACAAAATACTAAAAATTAAATTAGTCCTAAATCTTTTGGTGATTTATGATTAGTGAATCTCTTAAAGTTCTTTCTAATCTTTAATCCATACCTCTCACAGAATTGTTCGTGAATACTCTTTTCAGACCTCAGGTCGTATCCTAATTGTTTTTCCAACCAAACATACATCTCCATATAATCTTGGTCTTTAATGTGAGTAATTTTAATATCATCTAATATTGTAACACTATCACCTTTGCTCCTACGTTTCTTTAACTCTTTTGGAATTAAAAGTCCCTCTCTTTTACAAACACGACATCTGGCATTTCTACCATCACCAGTAGTAAGTCCTGTCCTATGAAAATGATTTATTGGTTTAACTAAATCGCAAGCCTTGCATAATTTCGTTTCTAAGACATCATCTTTCATTTTGGGGTAGTTATATTACTTTGGATTTATAATTGATTGTAGGTGTGTTTCTGTAAGAAATAAAGGGGTTATTTCCAACTCTTCCCTATGTTCGATAAATAATTTGTTTGATATTGAGAATAACACCATCCACATCTAACACTTCGATTACTTTTTCTTTGCTTCACAATATCATCAGACATACAACGAGACATAAAAGATGTCATCTGTTCCTTATGTTTCGGTGGATAAGTGAACTTGGTTCTGGCAAACTCTTCAGACATAGTTGAAGCAACTCCTCCTTGAGTATCATTCTCATATTGAGCATAACAAATAGCCGCAGCTTGTTCTTGTCCATATTCATCGATTATATCAGATATACATCTTGAAATAAACTCTGATTCTTCTTCTCTTGGTTTTACTGATGGTATTGGCAACGTTTTAAGATTTAATTTTTTTTTTATGGACTTGTAATCCTAATTTCCAAGCGTGTATTTGATTTTCACTTCTATTAACCCACTCTAAATTACTGGCTCTATTATCGTATTTATCACCATTTTTGTGATTAACAAAATCTTTACCTTCTATTTTTGGTATAAAACATAAAGCAACTATTCTATGCCAAAGTTCATTACCTTTTGTTATATCACCTTGATGGATTCTAACTGATAAATATTGTCCTCTTTTTCTTGGTTTAAGTGGTCTTCCAAACTTACCAATTATATTACCATCCTCAAAAACTTTATATCCCTTATATTCTACGAAATTATTCATAATACAAATATAAGAAAAATTATTTACAAAGTTTTTCCGTATCCTCTAAGTTTAGTGTTCTCTTCTGTAAGAAAATCAACCTTCTTTTCAAGTTGGTCTACTTTGATATTGAGTTGATGTATCTCTTCTTTCAAGGATTCAATTATCGTTTGATAAATACCAATACTTGTAGCAAGATTATTCAATATTACATTATCACTATCCGCTTCTGTCTTTCTACGACCAACGAAAAATGATGCTGCTGCCGTTAAGGCATTTGATATAATTAAAACTATTCCTTCGTTCATATAATTAACAATCTACACATCTTGAATACTCTGGTCCCCAATAAGAAGGTAAATTACCATACCCCTGATTACGTCTTGGTGGTTTTCTTAAACCTGGTGTGAACCATACACCCCCAAAGTATTGAGTTTTTTGAGGTGGCATATCTTGGATAGAACCGTATTGATAATACCAAGGATACTCACTTGGATTACCCAATAAATAATCCATCATACGTTGAGCATAGAAATTATATCTTGATAATTCTATTTCTCTTAAATAAGACATTCCTTTAATATCGATTGATGTACCTTGTTCTGTATTACCAATAGTAATAGCTTTATTCATCTTACGAGCAAATATTTCAGGCATAGCTTCATAAGCCGCAGCATGAACCAAGTAAGGAGCAAAATAATCATCTAACATAGTTCTATCAGCACTTGAAATAGTTGTTCCTGATAATTGATTATCTCTAACAAGATTTTGATAATAATTGTAACCTTTAGTACCAATTAAGGCTTGAAGGTGAATCTCTTGAGCGATGAATATACAACTCGTCAATAAAGACATATCGATATTTTGATTTAACGTTGTGTAAGCCTTTAGCTTCGTTTCCGATATTAATAATATTTGTGCTGCCATATTATATTCCTTCTGTCTTATCTATTTCTGATTGAACATCATCAGGTAAGATTTGATTCTGTTCAATTCCTAATTTTATTGGTTCTTTATATTTCAAGAATAATACCTTCTCTAATGTCTCCAATATTTCTTCTTGGATTGGCATTATAACTGTTTGTAAAAATAATTGATATGAATCTAATATTTCTGCTCTACCACCCAATTGTCCTGCGGTTTTTATGCCCAAAATCATGGGTGAGGTTATCCTCCACGATGTTAATACGTTATTCTCAATTTGAGGTGCCATAGATGTATACCAAGCATCAGATGCGTTATTTGGTATTGGTGTAATTACCGGTGCTGTCTCAGGGTTCTCACTAAAGAATAAAAAGAACTTACCAGCATTATTTGTTGATGTATATTTTGATTGTAATTGTCTTTCAATCATATCCATTTCTTCTTCACCAGGCACACCATTCGTAAAACTTACAGCCATCGAACTCATCATAGAGTTCTGCATATTATTCAAGTGGAAGTTTTTAATCTCAATATCTAATTGGATTGTTGTAACACCCGCTAAATAATCCGGTGCCGGATAATAGCTCATATTGGGGACATAGTTTGTCTTGTCGTATAAGATTTGTGATGTTGCTGAATTGGGAAGCATATTAAACGCTTCTATTTCAACTGGCTTATATTTGTTTGGATTAATTGTTGAACCCCTCCAATCAATAGAGTAATAGTATGAACCGATATTACCAAAGTCATCTTCTTTACCGGCTCTTAATCTTGAAAAATCTGTATGATAAAACTCAGCAATTCCACCATCATTTGATTTAACGATGTTTAATGCGAACCCACCAAATAATACTCTGTCTGTAACAATCTTTTTATAAACCTCAAAAATGGTTTCATTTCTATTAGCCATAGCTAATACATCAGGATTACCTTCTTTAACAATAAGTCCTTTTCCTTTAACACCATAGATTACAGCGTTGGCACAAGCTCTATTAATACTTGAGTATTGATATAGAGCTAAAAGATGATTGGGGAATATATTATCTTCACCGTAATATACCCAAGGCTTATTCTTTATTACCTCTTGGTATTGTGGAACCTGAGCGGCGTTAAAATCTAATATCTGTAAATTATTCTTCATTACTAATAAATATCTAAAGTTTTCATTTTGTTTATACTTGCTAATTTGGTGGATTATCTATACATTCCTGTTCTTGTTCTGAAACATAAATGATACTATAAGCATCCTCATTAGGACTGATATACGGCTCAAATAAACACTCATCAGTTTGACTATCACCAACAATAACAATAGCTCTACCAGATTCAAGTTTATTATATGCCAAAGATGGATTAGTATTAGCTGAACTAGTTTGTTCGTATATTGAATAATAATATTGTCCTATGTATTGAAAAGAAACAGAAGGAGTTGCTGCTGTTAAATTGACAGTAGGGGATTCGATGAACCTAAACTTATCGTATCTTGTGTTTGATGAAATTGATTGTGGAATAAAAGATACTCGTTCCTTGCTCGTTATATGTTGAAATGAGAACAAATAATATGGATTAGGCAGCGTCTTATTCATAGACACAGTCACTACCAAGTTATTTGTTTCGTTTTTTCTAATTATCAGCATCTTTGCTTATGATATAATGAGCATCAAGTTTATCATCCATTAAAATGAATAAAATATCCATAGATTAGTAAGTATTTCTTCCTAATGATGTTTGATATGTGTTTATAATTGTTGATAATGTAGTCATTTCACCATCACTTAAAGATGTTCCAAAAGTTGTAAATGCTCTTCTTCTTGTTGATGTAGCAAAAGCACCTCCAATACTATAACCAGGGCTCATTAAAGTTCTTGTAGTCCAAGTTCCATTTGTTGCTGTAGTTTGTGTTGAACCAACTTGTGAACCATTTTTATAAGCTTTCATAGTAGTGCTATTAGTTCTTGATTGACCAAATAAACCAATAGTTCCATTCATTTGTGCTTGAGTAACTGTTAAATAAGCACTATTTGTAGCACCATTAAAATAACTTAATCCAGCATCAAGAGTATAATCGGCACCCTGTAACCAAGCAGATTGAGAATTAGTTCCATAGGCAGTATCCAAATTACCAAACTCTACTAAATAAACTGCTCCACCAGCAAAAGGAATGGCATTAGTTGTATTCGTATAAAAAGTAAAATGGAAGTCATTTATACTTCCTCCTGTTGGTGGGCCAATCCACGATGTATTAGCTTGAGAAGAAAAAGCAGTATTCGCAACAGTTCCTGATATACTATGTGTAAATGAACCTGTAAATGTTAAATCATTAGTGCCAGGATTTATAGCATTTATTTTATTAGAATTAGCAACAGCACCAAGATATGGATACATTAAACTCATTTTACTATACAATCCATTACTAACAAGTGATGTGAATAATGTTATAGTAGCTGCGGATTGTGTTGAATTAACTGAACCACCAGCAGCAACAACAGCATTTAAGTATGTTATTGCTTGAGTTGTTCCACTTGCCGGTGAAGGTGTAGAACTTGGTGTTGGAGTATTCGTTGGAGTAACAGTAGGCGTAGGGGTTGCTGTTTGAGTAGGAGTAATAGTTGGTGTCGGAGTAGGACTTGGAGTAACCGGTATTGCTGTTCCTTGTGGAACCACACCTGCTTGTTGTCCGTCATTCTCCATATTTCTTGGGACTAAATCAATTCTTCTATATTTAGATTTTTTGTAGTCCCAAGAATCAAATGGATTAGCATTTAATGGCACCTTTTCTCCTAAGAATTGAGTAGGAGCATAAAAAGTTTCTTGCTTTCCTAAAACACCCCAAGTTCTACTATCAACTTTTTTCTTAAAGTTCTTCATTAATTTTATTTGGCTTAAAAAAAGGGGGATTTTAACCCCCCTTTATTATTTGTTATTAGCAAGCACAGCTCGCTAAAGATAATCCTACTAAGGTCGATGATAATGAACCTGCTAATTGTTTAGCTGGTACTTTCTCGAATCCTTCTAAGACAATAGTATAACCACTTCTGTCAGCGAATACAGTTCCTGTTTCTGCCGTTCCAGATAATAATGCCATACCGAATTGTTCTCCCAAGTAAAGAATTGTTCCGTCATTTGTCTCAACAAATACTTTCATATCAGTATTTTGAGCAAGTAATTTAATTTGGTTTCTAGTTGATTGTTGTAATTTCAAGAACACTAAGTTAAGTGTTTGTTGATATACAACTGTTCCATTCTCCAAACTTGCCGCAATAGTTTCAACAAAATTAGAAGTATTCTTTTCAACTTGGAATGAATATACAGTTCCACCAGTAGCACCTACTGTTAAGATTTCTTGATTAGCATCTTCAGTTGTTCCTGTAACGCATCCCGCTACAATATACACACTTTTAATACCACCAACAGAATCTCTACAGCCTTTACATACTGAACTGTTTACATAACACGATGAAAAACTCATAATTTTTGTTTTTTTTTTTAATTAGTTTATTACGATAAGCCGTTAGTGATTACAAAGTTAGGCCATGCAATTTGCACACCTAAAGAGAAGTTAGAACGTAATCTTACTTCGTCAAAATCAACTGAATAAAACATCTTTAATGTTTCTGAGTCGCTCATAAGATTAACCCCTAAAACCATATAACCAGCAGGAGCTAACATTAATAAGTTAGAACCATTAAGACCTCCAACTGGATGAACCAAGATGTTAGTTGCTGGATGGAATGTCTTGAAGTCCTCGTAAGAAGATTCAGGATTGTAGTGATAGTAATTAGCTGTTCTGTAGTTAATTAAGTATTTTCTGTAGTTTGAGTGAGACATAAATACAACTAAGTCAGTTCTATTTACGATGTCATCAGGAATAGCCTCAACTAAAGCATCAACTTGTGCTAATGCAGTTGTTGAAGATAAAGCAGTTTGACCTGTTACAACAATACCACCAGTTACAGTAGTTGCTCCTGTTCCTAATTGAGCCACTAACTCCTTAAAGCCAGAGAAACAAGTAGTAGCAGAAGATGCTTGCCAAAGTAAGTTTTCACAATATTGTGAGATTTGTTGAGTTTTTAAGATTGAGATTTGCTCCTCAAAAGGAACTGTCTCATTATAATCACCCGGTTGAAGCAGCTGTCCGACCCAATAATCTGAGAGGTCTCTCGGACATAAACTTTCGTTAACTTTATATTGACAAGTTGTAATGTCTCTTTGTGTATAGATAGTCGTACCTGACGCATCCCATCCACACGTTCCTTCTTGAACGTATAAGTTCGAGTTCAATAAGTTGATTGCTTGTGAACCAACTACACCTGCTTGAACCTTGATAATCTTAGAAGTTTCGCCTTCCAAGATTGCTCTCCTAATTAATTCACCACCCACTTCATCTGTATAAGTTGCTAAACCAGATAAGTTAAATGAAAAATCATATTTTTTGTTTGCCATAATAATTTTTATTATTTTTTTATTTTTATTGTTTATTTTTTGTATGAGTTTCGTCTCACACTAACCAATTGCGATATGTAATCGTTTTTTGATTCGTTTAATGCTGACAACATATTCTTTGCCATTTGTACTGGTTCACCTGCTGGTTCTTTTGAGAACTTAGAAACTTTCGCTTTCATATCCTCATAACCAGTAGTTAAATCTTCCATACATTTAGTTAAGAATGCCATTTTTTCCATCATATCTTTCTTGAATGTTTCGTCAGTAATGTCATTACCTACTGATAAATCAGGGGTCATTCCCATTTCTTCCATTTCTGGTTCTTCTTCTACATTCATTCTTTCAACGATTTTTCCGTCTTTGGTAATTATTCTAATCATAACCTCATTACCTTCGGTGTCTTTTAATGATAATTCGTGTTCACCATCTGGTGCTTTTACTTCATTACCATCTGCGTCTACTACCATAACATCCTCACCAACATCAAATGTAGGGGATTTTACAATAGTACCGTCTTTAAGCGTTGCTTCTACGAAGCTTTCTTTTTTTTCCATATCGTATTTGATTTCTTTGACCTTTCCGTCTTCGATTTTTATCTTGGTAGTATCTTCTAATTCATACTCACCATCTATTGCCGGCAACTGTCCGTTTTCCGTCATCATATAAATAGGCTCACCGATTGCCAATTCAGATTCGGATACTAGTTCAGCACCAGTTTCAGCGATTTTATAAGAATTAAACTTATACAATCCAAGTATTTTATTTATTTTTTTAATAGCGTCTTGGTAGTTCATTCTACTTCTTTTAATATTTGTTTTATTTCTTCAAGTAAGTCATTATTGATTGAACTAAACTTAGCTCTTTCTAAAAAATAACCCTGTACTGAAAATCCTTTTAATTTACCATCTTTAACTTTAGACCAAGTAGCATCATCATTAACTTTGATACTAATCATCCAAGTTCCCTTAGGATAATCCATTCCAAATACTTGTTGTTTGTCTTTTTGTGAATCTTCTATAATCCAACTCTCAACTACATCAACATTATTTAAGAACTTTCTACTATGTTCAATATTAGTTTTATTTAGTAATTTTTCCATCATAAACTTTTGTTGAAGTTTTTTAATGGTTTCTGAGGTGAAATAAACATAATAAATATCACCAGTAATTTCATTTCTACGGATAATCATCTTATCAGGAATCATAGCTGGTCCAACTACTATTCTTTGTTCGGCATTAAATACAGAAAAAGTCATTTCATCTTCTATTTTGATTGGTGTATTATCGTAATTACATTTATTACAAATGTAAGGATTATTACCACCTTGTTCATAGTCCCATTTCCACCCACACTTATCACATACTATAACACCTTTAATGTCTGCCATTTTTTCATACTTGTTGATAGTACTTTCTACCCAAGATAAAGCCTCAACTCCACCCCAAGCATCCATAGCTAATTTACCGCAAGAACCTTCATACGATTTACTTGATTCTAAATCTACTTTGTGTCTTGTGATATAGGCTTTCATTCGTTTTACTGTCTCGATTGAGATTGGTTTTCCTTGAGCTAATTGTTGAGCTCTTACTTTACCAACTTGTGTCATACAATCATTTGGATTACCGGTTCTTTCAATATAATCTAATGCTGATTGAGCATTCTTACGGATAAGTTCAGGATAATCTGTATAAGAAGCATATTCACCAATTACATATTCACCATCTTCACTCATCTCTTCTTTAATTGGAACACAATTAGGAACTTCTCTACCATTATCACCAATCTTAGTTCCAATAGGTTCATATCCTTCCCAACAAGCATCTTCTAAACCTGCCATCTCGACTGGATGTTTCTCACACGGCATATAAAGAGTTTTATCACCATAAGTATGAGGGTGTGAACCCTTACATCCAATTGCTAGTGCCATCGTTTCTGCGTCTTCTTTACTCTCAAATAAAGGTAATGAAGCAAGTACAGGTTTTAATTCAACATCTTCTGTTACTTGGTCTACATAAGGAGATAAACCACTAACATCGGGGTTAGTAGCAGAAAATCCTGTTCTAGGAGCATAACCTGCTTCTTGTGCTGATGTTGTTAAAGTATTAGGGCCTGGTACATCGTTTTCATCAATAACACCTTTTCTAACAGAACCTTTATTGATAATGGTTGTATCCAATTTATAAACTAATTGTACGAACCTATGACGACAATTATAAGAACCTCTCCACTCGAATATAGAATAACCATCTGGTCCAACAGGATTAACATTTCTTGTAGACATCTCTTGAATATCTTCAATTCTAAATACACGATTGGCTCTCATCATTTCAGCACAGAATGTTCTATTCTTTTTGTCCTGAGGCCCAACATATTTGTATCTATATTTTACTTCATTTGTGTCTTGTGCTGATGGAGCATTTGGGTCGGCTAATATTGCGAACTCTTCTTTACCAAGTTCTTTAACTTGAGATATTGTAAAACCCTCTTTTTCTAATAGTCCTTGAGGTTCTCCGTAAGCGTGAAACATTTGTATTACCTGTGGAATCTCTTCATCGGATAATACATAATGAGTTGGTTTTTCATCATTAGAAAAATACTCAAATGATGCTTCGTGAGCTGGCATTTCAACTAACGCAATTCCGTCAAGTCCTGCTTCGTTGTCTCCGTCTTCAATAATTAATTCAATTATTCTTGGGTTCATTATCAATAAATATCAATTTTTATTAAAAAGTAAAAATTAAATGGTAGAACGCATTTTAATAGTTCTATCCATCATCTGTTGGTTAGTCATATCAGATGAAACGACATAGGTTTTAATTGGTTGTTGTTGTGCGAATATAGCATCAGTTAATGATGTCATCGCTGATGATTGAGCGAACTCACTAGAACTAACTCCACCTGAGGCGAATTGTCTACCACCACCAATTTGATTTATCGTTGATAATAAAGGCATAAACATTTTTGTAGATGCTGCGTTTATTACAGATTCACCATTAGATAATAATGCTGGTATGGAATCACTTGTTGATGTTCCACCACCACTTACATAACCACCCATAGCTAATCCTCTTGGCTTACTAACTGATGGACCAGAAGGTACTGATGTAGCTGCTGTTGATTCAGGAACTTTAACTGAAACAATATCACTTACTGCCTTAAAACCAACTAACCCTGTTGCGATTGCTTGAGCGATGGCATAACCTGGTATTGGAACACCAGAGAACGCTTTTAATTGACCGGCAATAGCAGAGTAGGTATTGATTAAAGATGCTGCCACAGCTAATGCTTTACCCGTCTTTGTATTCTTACCGATAATATCAGCAACAGCATTTATCGCATTAGCACTAGCATTTAGAAATGCCAGTTCTGCTTCTGTCTTTGCCTTTTGTATTTGTACCTGAGCATCAGCATTTGCTTTAACATCGGCAGTTTGTTTTTCTTGTAATACTTTTTTCTGTTCGTCAGTTAAACCAATTATTGCTAATTGTTCTTCATAAAACTTTTTCTCTTGTTCTATTTTATCATCAAGTATTTGTTGCTGTAATTCGTAGTCACCAGCAGCGGCAGACATTTTGTCTTGATATAACTTATCTGATGCCTTTTTTGTATCTTCACCCTTTTTAAGTAATGCCGCATTATCACTCTCAAGACGTTTCTTATTCTCAGCAATTACTGCTGTGGTTAAGTTCTGTTCTTCTATAGCAATAGATTTTAACCTAATCTTTTCTTCTACAGTTAAATCACCCTTCTTATTTAATAATTCAATTTCTTTATCTAACGCTTCTTTTTGAGCCTGATATATTTCATCTTGAGTTTTTCTTGCTTCTTTGGAGTTCTCCCCATAGATTACTTTTTGTTCTGTAAGATTAGCATTTAACTGGTCTAATTGTAATTTACTATTCGATTGAAGTAATTTAAGTGAATCTTCATAATCCTTTTGTCTTTTAGCCTTATCTTCAAGTATTGCTTCTTCTACCTTTTGTTGATATTGTTTTCTTAATAATAACTTTTGAGCCTCACTTAATTTTTGACCCTCTATTTCAGCTTCGTATTTCTGTTTGTATAATGATTGTAATTTCTCTCTTGAGGTATTTTCCTTCTTTACTTCTAACTCAATTTTAGCATCTAAATCAGCTTTAATTCTTGTTAGTTCTTCTTCTCTTATTTTCTTTCTGGCTTCAGCATTCTCTTTTTCCTTTTTGGTCATATCAGAAGCACCTTTATCGAACGCTGCTGCTGTTGCTGTATATGTTTTACCAAAGTCCATTACAGCTGATTTAGCGTCATCGTAAGCACCCTTAAAATCACCACTAAATAATTTGGCTATTGAACTACCAACTTTACCTATAGATTGTAATAATGTTGATAAACCAGAATAAACTACTTTAATCGCACTAGTCAATAAAGGCATAGCCTTTACAGCTAAATCCACTAACACATTAAATACAGGTTCTAAGGCAGAAAATATACCACCAAGAATCTGTTGGAATCCATTTAATACTGGTTCTAATTTTTTTAATGCTTTTTCATTATCAGAGAATGCACTTACTAATCCTCCTATTAAAGCAACAACTAAACCTATACCAGTTGCTTTTAAGGCAAGACCAAACTTATTAGTTGAAGATGTAATTGTATCAAGTCCCCTACCAAGCATTCCTAATGGGCCTGGAGCTGATGCTAATGTATCAACAAGGTCTTGAGATTGTGTGGTGGCTCCTTTGGTCTTATCTTTAATATCCGCCATTCTTTGCGATATTTTATTATAGTCAGCACTACCAGCAACAAGTTCTTTTTGGACTTGTTTCAATTCCCTTAACGTCTTGAGTGTGTCTCCACCTTCAAGTGCTGCCTTTACCCTTACATTTAATTCGACTGTTTTTGCCATTTCTTATTTAATTTTTCTTTGCCATTTCACATATCTCAGGTAATACCTTGAGTACATTCTGTAATTTTACAAACTTTAATTTGTCTAACATATCTATTGATAATAACCTTCTAAACTTTTCTATTGGTTCTTCTTGTAATAACAATTCAAGTTCAATAAGTTCCTCTTTAGTATAAATATTTTTTTTCATATTTGTGTATATGTTATTATTTTAGTAAAAGTTTCTTCCTAATGATGTTTGGAATGTGTTTATAATAGTATCAAAAGTTGTAACTTGAGCTGGTGTTAAATACTTTGTTATGAAGAAACTTTGTATCCTTCCTGTAAAAGGATTATATGGAGCGTTATTTAGATTAAGTGTAAATAAATAGTATTTTAAGTTTACTAATGCTACTGTTCCAACAGCGGCTGTAGCTGTAGAACTAACACCATTTTTTGCTATGTTCTTTAAGTTTGATGAACTAAATGTTCCTATCCAAGAACCTTGAGCGGTGGTTGGTGTAATCATACCAACGTAACTATTAGTATATCCATATATGGTCATATTATTACCTCCAACAAAATAGTGATTATTAAGACGAACACCACCAGCGGTGCTTGCTGCTCCAAATGAATAGTTTTCACCACCCATATTACCTGCGGTATGATATATTCCCCACGATGTATTTGTTGGTGATGCTTCTACACTTGGATTGTAGTTTGTATTTCCATAACCATTACTATTATTAGTTACACCCGAAGTATTAAATGTTAAGTTAGCAACATTACTCCAAGTAATATCAAATTGACTCTTTGTTCTTATAGCGTTTAATGCTGTTGATGCTGCTGTTTGACCAACCATTAGATATAAAACATCAATATCATTATACAAACTATTTGATTTTAATTGAGTAAATAATGTATTCGTTGCTGCTGATATTGTAGCATTTAATGTTCCACCAGTAGATAATACTGCCGCTAAATAAGCCGCAGCATCAGCATCAAATGGTGGAGCTGGAGTAGCAGTTGGAGTAGGGGTCTGAGTAGTTGTTGTTGTAGGAGTATTAGTTGCTGTTATTGTTGGGGTAGGTGTTACTGTTGGCGTCTGCGTTGGAGTAGGACTTGGTAATCCACTTATATTAATATCAATATAATTAGAACATATACCAATAGATTCTACTCTTATTGTTTGTGTTCCATCAGGGACTATTGTACTTGTATAACCGGCAACTAAAGAACTCTTTGGAACACCTGTCTCAAATGGCACAATATATCCATCAAGGTCTGAGTATAAGTCAAATGGCCCTGTTCCTGCTCCTGCTGTTGTTAAAGTTATAGTTACATTCATATTTTTAATTTATTAACAATTTGATAAAACCCTACAATTAGCATTACTATCACCTGGAAAAGGTGGATTCCAACCAGCAAATCCTGATGGTCCTGAACCTAAATATTCATCTATAAAATATCTTGGAGCACTTGAACCACTACCGGTGCAATAATATCTTCCCACATTTAATACTGTATTAGAACTTAAATATTTATTAGATTGTGTTTGAGTACAACCAGCACTAGGTGTATTACTAGTGTGGATACTATATCTGTAATTATACAAAGGTGCGTTTGATGGTGTATTGGTTGGGGTTTGCGTATTCGTTGGAGTTAATGATATTGTTGGTGTATTACTTGGTGTTTGAGTATTTGTTGGAGTATTGGTTGGGGTTTGCGTTAATGTAGGTGTAGGAGTAGGTGAAATTGGAATATTATTATTTAAGTTAGACGCTCCTCTAATATTAGTAGCATCTAATCTTATATTTGGTACGTTAGTCCAAGTAATACCATCATTAGAAATCATAGCTGATTGAGCGTTTATATTATTAGCCGCTTCACCTGTTGCTAAAAATACAGTTCCATTCCAAGATAAATTATTAATTGTCATTCCAGTACAAGTAACTCCTGTCCAACTTAACCCATCATAAGAATATGCCAATCTTTTAGTTGTATCAGCATTACTTCCACCAGCAACCCATATATTACCATTATTTATAATAGCATTACAAGGTGTGGCAATTATTGAAGTTGAACTTGGTACTGCTGTCCAAGTTGTAGCATTAGTTGAATATGCCATAGTAACAGTTCCACTACCACCAGCAATTGTTTTACCACCAAATGAATCTAATGTATAAATAGCAAATAAATTAGTAATAAGTGTTCCTCCTGTCCAAGTAATACCATCAACTGATGACTTAATATCAGAACTACCATTTCCACCAATAATCCATCTTGTACCATCATAAGTTAATCCTCTAATAAATCCAAGTATATTATTAAGTCCTGTCCAGTTTATACCATCGTAAGAATAAGATAAAGTAGGATTAACATTACTATTTGACCCAGCAATAAACATATTATTTTCATATCTAACAACCCATCCACTTGATAATGCTGTTGTTCCAATACCAGTCCAATTTATACCATTATAAGAATAAGCAATACCGTTAGTTCCATTTCCAACGGCAACCCAAACATTACCATTATAAGCAACATCATTTCCAGATGAACTAAATATTGATGTACCTAATTGATTCCAAGTTAAACCTGATATACTTCTAGAATATGCTAATGACGATGGTGTTGATGCGCTTGATGTTATTTCAGAACCATAAACCCACATTACAGGTAATAATGTTTCAGTAGGTGTAACTGTTGGAGTAGGAGTATTGGTTGGTGTCTGAGTATTCGTAGTTGTAGTAGTAGGTGTATTTGTTTGTGTATTAGTCGGTGTATTTGTTGGCGTCTCTGTTGGCGTCTGTGTTGGAGTAGCAGTTAAAGTTGTTGTAGGCGTATTAGTTGGTGTCTGCGTTGGAGTATTGGTTGGTGTCTCAGTTGGAGTAGAAGTATTTGTAGGTGTCTGAGTAGGGGTTGGTGGAACAGCAACATATACAGCATTACCTGCCAAGCTACAATCTGTTGTTGTACTTGGGGTAGGAGTTTGCGTGTTAGTCGGTGTCGTTGTTGTTGTTGGCGTATTGGTTGGTGTAGTAGTATTGGTTGGCGTATTTGTAGTTGTAGGTGTCTGTGTTGTTGTTGGTGTATTAGTAGGTGTCTCAGTCATCGTAGGTGTCTGAGTAGTAGTAGGAGTAATGGTAGGAGTAGTAGTAACGGTTGGAGTTACTGTTGATGTCTGTGTTGGTGTAGGGGTATGTGTTGGCGTAGCTGTAATCGTCGGACATAATGTTGATGTCGGCGTATTTGTTAAAGTAATCGTTGGTGTATTACTCGGTGTTTGTGTAACACTAAATCTACTTCTTATTGTCATATTATCCTGGATTACAAGCTCCCGAGTTTATTACCACTAAATCACATTCATAAGCTAATGAATCAGTACAAGCA